TCGCGCCGATCGGGTCGCCAGTCTGGGCCAAGCGGCGCGACATTTCGGACGGCGAAAAATACGCGGCGGCGCAGGTCAGCGCCCAAGTCACAACCCGGTTTACTGTGCGACTGTCTGATTTCACGGCAGGGATCACGGCGGCTGATCAGATCCTGTCTGACGGTGTGACCTATGACATATCCGGCATTAAACAGCTGGATCCGTTCGACGGTTTCGAGATGACCGCAAACGCGGTCAAAACCTGATGGCGCGGGGCGTCACGGTCACGGGCCTGCGTGATCTGGAAAAGGCAATGGAGGGCATGAAAAAGTCGACCGGGCGCGGGCTGCTGCGCCGGGTCGGGATCAAGGCGCTGACGCCGATCGCAGATGCGGGCCGGGCGAATGCGCCAAAGGGCCAAGGCGATCTAAAGGACAGTTACGCCGTCGGCACAAAACTGTCGAAACGGCAGGCCAAGCTGCACCGCAAGCTGGTGAAAGACAGCAAAGCCGCGATCGAAGTTTTCGCCGGGCCGGGGGCGCTGTCGCAGGCAATCCAGACCGAATTCGGAAACGACGATCAGTCGCCGCAGCCGCATCTGCGCCCGGCATGGTCAGCTGGCAAGGACAAGGTGCTGGCGGACGTCAAAAGCGGGCTTGCAGAGGCGATCGCAAAGTCGGCGAAAACAGCGGCACGCAAGGCGGCAAAGCTGGCGAAAGGATAAGCGATGAAACGTGCAATGCGGCAGCTGCTGCTGTCGGATCCTGCGGTCGCAGCGCTGGTCGCGGGCCGCGTGGATTGGGGCGGGCGTCCGCAAGGCGATGCGGTGCCCGCGATCAGCCTGTCGCTGATCAGTGGCGGCGATGTTTATCATATGGGCGGGCGGTCGCGATATGTCGGGGCCGTGGTCCAGATCGATGTTTTCGCCGTCGACTATGACGCCGCAGACCAGACGGCGCAGGCTGTGAATGCCTTGCTGTCTGGATATCGGGCCGGGGCCTTTCAGGGTATTTTCCGGGAGGGCGTGCGGGATCTGCGCAGCGCGGGGTCGAATGACCCTGACCGTCTGCACGGCATCGCGCAGGACTACAAAATCAACTTTTCAAACTTGGAGTGACTAACGTGGAATCAGATGCAGAAATTGGTTTCGGCACAATTTTCGGAATTGGTGACGGAGCCGCAACGGAGGCATTCGACCCGATCGCAGAGCTGATCGACATTGCGCCGCCGTCGGATGCCGTCGACGTGATCGAAAAGACGCACATGGCATCGCCGAACCAAACCAAAGAATTCATGCCGGGCCTGACGGATCCGGGCGAATGTTCGTTCGGCATTCATTTTCTGCCGGGTGTCGGCGACGACGCTGCGATCCAAGCGGTGCGCACGGCGAAAAAGATCGGCAGCTATCGCATCACATATCCCAACGGCGCGACGTGGACCTTTAAGGGTTTCCTGACATCTTACGAACCCGCCGTGCCGCTTGACGATCGCATGACTGCTGCGGTCACGTTCAAGCTGTCGTCCAGCTATATCAGCGTGCCGGGGCCGGTGGTCTAATGGCAAACGCAGCACGCGGCACAATGGCGCTGGCGATCGGCGCGGTGGATTACACGCTGGCGTTTACGACAAACGCGCTGTGCGAACTTGAGGAGGCGGCAGGAATGCCTGCGCCGCAATTCTTGGCCAGTCTTGAGGATCCGAAAAACCCGCCGGGCATTAAGCCAATCCGGTTGCTGCTATGGGCGGGCCTGCTGGATCATCACAATCTGACGCTGAAAGAGGCTGGCGGGCTGATCGATGAAGTCGGTTTGGACGTGCTGGCAGAAAAGCTAGGCGCAGCTGTGTCGCAGTCGATGCCGGAGCCGGAACCGGCAGTCGGTCGCGAGGCGGGCCGCGCAAAAAAAGCGAAGGCCAAACGGACAAAATAGATTGGCCGGCGCTGCTGGCTGACTACGTTTCCGCAGGGTTTGTGCCGGCTGAATTCTGGCGCATAACCTTGCGGGAATATGTAGCGCACATGCAGGGCGCGGGGCTGCGGATCAAGCGCGAGCTGCACGACAGAATGCAGCTGGCGCACACGATCGAAAGTCTGCACCGGGTCAAGAAAATTCCCCGTTTGGCCGCAATGATCGGCGAGCCGACCCGCGCCAAGGCGCAGGCGGCGGACGATATGCTGGCGATCGCAATGCGCTGGGATAAAGCAATTAATAAGGGCTGAATAAATGTCAGGTGCTGTGATCGGTGCGCTACGGGTCGAGCTGGGCCTGAATTCTGCGCAATTCCAAAGCGGGCTAAAATCAAGCCAGTCCGGTCTGCAAAAGTTTGCAGCCAAGGCCAAAGTCGCGGCAGCTGTCGCGGTCGCCGCGATGGCGGGCATGGCGGCAAAGATGACAAAGGACGGGCTGTCATTTATCGAAAGTCAGGCCAAGATGGCGCGATCTGTCGACGGCACGATCGACGGGCTGCGGGCGCTGCAGCAAGCGGGCGGCGACGCCGGGGTCGGTGCTGATGACGTCGGCGCGGCGATGCAAAAGCTGGGCAGGCGTCTGGCTGACGCCGCATCGATCGGGGGGCCTGCCGCTGACGCGCTGGACCGGATCGGTCTGTCGGCGAGTGAGCTGCTGACAATGGACGCCGACGAACGTCTGGCCGCGATCGCTGACAAGGCGAAATCGCTGGGCATGTCGGCGCAGGAAACTGCCGGGCTATTGGGTGAGCTGGGCATAAAAAATGCCAGCATGGCGCTGCTGGTCATGCAGGGCGGCGATGCAATCCGCGCGGCACGATCTGAAATTGAGGCGATGGGCCTATCGATCAGCGCCGTCGATGCCGCCAAGGTCGAAAGTGCAAACGATGCGTTTTCGCGCATGGGGTTTGTGACCGAGGCCGTGTCAAACCGTTTGGCGATCGCATTCGCGCCAGCGCTGCAGGCGATTTCGGTCGCGTTCGTTTCCCTGATGCAAGAGGGCGGCGGGCTACGCGTCGTGATCGATGCGCTGGGGGCTAACATTGGCACGATCGCCAGCGTCGCGGCATCCTTTGCCACCTTTATGGCTGTGCGGTGGGTGGCCGGTTTCGTCATGGCGGCGGGGGCCACAACGGGCCTGACCGGCGGGCTGGCGCTGCTGCGCGGCGCGATCATGCGCACGGGTTTCGGGGCGCTGATTATCGGCGCGGGCTATCTGGTCGAGTGGTTTGCGCGTCTGGTCAGTAAGGCTGGCGGGTTTGGCAATGCGCTGTCGCTTTTGAAGGCGGTCGCGGTCGAGGTCTTTCAACGGATCGGCGACGGTTTCGCGATCGTGCCTGCGGCATTCAATGCCGGATCCGCAAAGATGAAAGCGTTTTTCATCGGTGGTCTGGCTGCGATGGCGCAGGCGTTTGTCGATTTCACGGCGGACGTGACGGACGGTTTAAACGCCATTTTTAATACGAACCTGCAGCCGCTTGGCGCGGGCATGGTGACGGAATTGAACCGCGTGACCGCTGCGGCAGATGCGGCAGCTGGCGCGGCGACCGGGGCCTTGTCTGGGCTGGTCGCGGCTGCGACTGCGCCGCTGGGAAGTCTGCAGGCGCTGCGCGATACCATGTCGGCGACAGATGACGCGACAGCTGGGGCATCGGATAGCGCGGCGGATCTGGCCGCGCAGCTAGCGGCACTGGATGGCACAGGCGATGGCGGCGGGGGCGGCGGTGCTGCAGATGCTGGCGGCGGCGGATCCGCAGCGTCTGGCAGCGGCGCAGCGGCGAAAAAGGTCAAGAAGGTCAACGAGGCCGTCGAGGAGCTTAGCGAGGAAATGACCCGTGTCAAGGATCTGGGCAAAGAGGCTTTCACGGGTCTAGTGACCGGGGCAAAGAGTCTAACGGAAAGCATCGCGGGCGTGCTGGCGGGCTTTGCTGAAATGCTGGCCAGCCAAGCCTATAACGCGCTTTGGAGCGCTGGCCTGTCCGCGATCGGCGGCGGCATTGGCGGGGTGGCGGTGCCTGCGATCGGGGCCAATGCAAACGGCACGCCAAACTGGCGCGGCGGTTTAACCCGGATCAATGAGCGCGGCGGCGAACTGGTGAACCTGCCGGGCGGGTCGCAGATCATACCCGCGACCCGTCTGGGCGATATGGGCGGCGGGCAGATCGATCTGTTTTTGCATGTCCCGGAGGGCGTCACGCTGCAGGACGTGCGGCAAGAGGCGGCAAACGTGTCGGTGCAGGTCGTGCAAAAAAATAACCAAAATTTGATTGAAAAGCAAAGGCGACCCTAATGGCAGCGATCGCAGTGCCGGGCAGCTTAACGCTGCGGCAGATGGAAAACTGGCGGCTGGTGACGGAAACCCGGTCGCCGGGCAGGGGTCTGGATGGTTGGCAGCAATTCATAACAACGGAAAATCGCAGCTGGGCCTGCACCTATCGCGTCGACGATGCGTGGGAATGGGGCGGATCGTCTGGCGCTTATATGGCGTTTCTGGATCAGCTGCGCGGGCCAGCTGGCACGTTTTCGATCCCGGTGCCGAACTTTAACCGGGGCGGATATGGGCTGACGGGGCCGCTGTTTGTATTCAATGCGTCAAATATGGCTTTTGAGGATGGGCAGCCAAACGCTTTGGTTTTGAATGGCGACGCTGATCTGCTGGTCGCAGTCGCTGCGCCAGCTGGTGCGCAGATCATCCAGACGCAGGGCGGCGGTGCGGCGGTGCTGCAGCCGGGATCGTTCTTTTCGTGGGCAGATTATCTTTACCGAGTGCAGTCGGTCAGCGGCGCTGCGGTGACGTTCAATCCGCCTTTGCGGTCGCCGGTTTCGATCGGCACAAAATTAAGCGTCAACACACCAAAGATCCGCGTGCGGTTGCCAGATGATGAAGCGGCGGCGGCGGCGCATAAGTTTTCGGCATTTCAGGGCGACTATATGCTGACCGTAGTCGAGGCGTTTCAAAGATGAGCGTTTATCTGTCTGGGCAGTCGGACCCTGCTGCGGTCACGGCAGCGCTAAACCGCGACGTGATCCAAGTTTCGCTTTTGCTAGAGCTGCAATTCGCGACGGGTATCGCGTATATTTCAAACCGGTCTGTGCCGTTTGTCGATGGAAAGTGGGGTCGGACTTGGCAGGGCATGGGCAATCTGGTCGCGGCGTCGACGATGTCGTCGGGCGACGATACGCTTGCGCCGTCCATGTCCTATACGCTGGGCATTCCGTGGGAGGCAATGACCGCAGAACAGCGGGCCATGCAGGGGCTGGGCATTATTCCGCGACTGGTCGGAAATCCTGCGCAGTATGTCAATCGCCCGGCAGTTTTGTGGGAACAGATTTTCAGTGAAACCGCACGCGATGTGCATGGCAGGCCGCTGCCGGTCGGCGACCCGGTCGCGTTGCATCGCGGCGTGATGGATACGGTGTCGGTGTCGTTTGATGCATCGGCTGCTGTTTTGACGCTGACGGTTGAAGGGGCTTTGGCGCGGGCCGGTGCGCCGGTCTTTGGTCGGCTGACGCACCGCGATCAGCTGCGCCGATATCCGGGCGATCGGGGCCTGCGCTATGTGCCGGAGGTCATGTCGACCGATCCAGTGTGGACGGAATGGTGAGCGCTGCCGATTTCATTCGTGGCACTGCTGCGGATCCTTGGCGCTGGGGCGTGAATGACTGCGCACTGTGGTCGGCGTCCTATGTCGCGGCGACGACGGGCCGGGATCCTGCGGCGGCGCTGCGGGGCACCTACGGCACAGCCTTTGCCTGTCGGCAGCTGCTGCTGCGGTCGGGTGGCCTATTGGCGCTGTCACGGGCGCTGATGGCCGGTCACGCGGCGGGCGGCGCGGGGGATGGGGTCTGCGTCGCGCGGGTGTCTGGTCGGCAGCTGGCGGGCATCATGTCTGCCGATCGACTTTTTTTGAAATCTGACGGCGGCGTCGTGTCGCCGTCTGTCTTTGAAATCTTAGAACAGTGGGAAATTTAAATGCCGCAGGCTTTGCTTTTTGTCGCGCCGGGCGTGTTCGGTGCTGGCGGCAGTTTTGCGCTGTTTACGGCGGCTGGCGGCCTGACCGGTCTGGGCATCGCGACCAGCATCGGCGGGTCGCTGTTGTTGTCGACGGCAGTGGCGGCATTGAATGCGCCGCCAAGTGTCGACCCGGATAATATCAAGTTGGAAATTGAGCAGGCGATCGGCGATCGCACGCGGCACTATGGCCGGGTGCGGGTCGGCGGAACGCGGGTGTTTTTCCGCACGTCGGGCGGCAAGTTTTACCGGGTGCTAGTGCATGGCGAAGGGCCTATCGACGCGGTCGAAAGCTATATTTTGGACGGTGTCGCGGTCAGCGTAAACGTCGACGGCTGGGTGACTGATGACCAATACCAAACGGAAGGCACGTTCGGGCTTGGCGGGTCGCCTTTGGTCCGCATCTTTAATCGATCGGGCACCGCTGGGCAGGGCTATTTTTCGCAGATCGCGGGCGTCTGGCCTGAATATGACGCGACGCACCGGCTGGCGGGCTTATGGTCGACGCTGACGATCGCGGAAAGCGTTGATGCAGAGTCTTATCGCGAAGTGTATCCGCACAATGAGCCAGCGCTGCAGCTGGTCGGGCGGTGCTGCAAGGTCTATGACCCGCGCAGCGGCGTGACGCAGTGGAGTGACAATGCGGCGCTAATTATTGCTGATTTTATCCAGCATCCCGACGGATTGAACCTATCGGGGCAGATCGATCTGGATCTACTGGCGCAGGCGGCTGACGATTGCGACGATCAGATCGCGCTGGCGGCTGGCGGCACGGAAAGCCGATATAGGATCTGGGGCAGCTATTCCCTGACTGAAAAGCCGGGCGAGGTTTTGAAGCGCATGATGCGGGCTTGTGCTGGCGATGTGCAGCTGCTGCCGTCTGGTAGGATTGGGATTTATGTCGGGCGCTGGCGTGCGCCGACGGTCACGATAGATCGGTCGGAAATTATCGGCTTTGACGATTGGAACGGCGGGCCGGATCAGCTGGATCGATACACCGAACTGCCTTTCACTTATGTTGACCCGGATCTGGCGTTTCAGGCAACGACGGGCGATCCTTGGGTCGATACGGTGCGCGAGGCCCAGAACGGTCAGGCGGCGATCGGGCCGGAGTATGATCTAAGCATGTGCCCGTCGCCGACGCAGGGGCGCAGGCTAGCGCAGATCCAGATCGAGCGTGACAATCCTGTCATGCAGCTGACGATGCGGTTTAAGCCGTCTGCGCGGCGGGCCGCATTCGAGCGTTATATTCAGATCAATGCGCCGGAACTGCCGTCGACGTTCTGGCGGGTAGCAAGTCGCCAGCTAGACCTTGCGACCGGGGGCGTCACGCTGCAGCTGCGGGCCTACAATCCGCCGGAATGGTCGCCCGCGTTTGAAGGTGAGGCGCAGACATTGCCAGAACCTGACGTATCGCTGCCGGTGCCTGCGCCTGAAAATGCAATCGCAGCGGGTGCCGGGATCCGGTCGGCGCAGAATGGCTATGCGGCGGGCATTGTTGTTGTCTGGGATCCGCGACCGTCGCCAGCGCTGTCGCCTGTTCTAAAGTATGCGCGGGCCGGGTCTGGTCAGTTTGAAGAATGGCCGGTGTCGGCGTCCACAACGCGGGCGCAGATCACGGGTCTGATAGACGGCGCTGGCTACGATCTACGCTTGTGGTTTGGGACGACGGACGGGCCGTCGTCGGCGGCAATTGTTTTTGATGGTATTGTCGCGACGGCTGCTAGTGACCCGCCTGCTGCGCCGACTGATTTAGTTGTCGCTGATCGGGGGGGCGGCGAGGCGCGCATAGGTTTGCGCACGTCAGTATCTGAAAGCCTTTGGAAAACGCAAATCATACGCGGCGGAACTGTTGTCGCGACGCTGTTTCATGGTCCTGACCTGCCCCTATCTTTTGTGGATACACCGGGCATCGGGGCGGCAACGTATAAAGCGCGGTCGGTGAATGTTAGCGGTATTTCAAATACTGCTGACGCTGGTCCTGTAACTCAAACAATAACGTAAAGGCTAAAAAATGGTCGAATTTCAGACGCCAGTCGTATCGCGCACTTTAATTGGATTGGGCAGTGTCGACAATACGACAGACATTGAAAAGCCGGTCAGCCTGCCGCAGCGCGAGGCGATAAACGCGGGCGACCGGGATGCGCGATCGTTAATCGCAAATTTGGGTGTGCCGCGACTGGTGGGCAGCTTTGACGCGTCGTTTGGCAGTTTTCCGGCATCTGTGATGATTGATGATGCCTCGCGTCCTATCATGGCGGGTGATCAATTCCGGGTGGCCGTGGCGGGCGTTGTTGACGGCGTTTCGTTTTCAAAAAATGACACATTAACCGCAATTATAGATGCCGCATCTTTATCGGTATATGTGGGGCAGTGGATCAAGGGCGACAATTCGGAAATCCTACTTTCTGCAACGGTACAGCCAGCTGACACTATTGCGGATATGTTGGCGCTGTCGTTTGTGACGGTTGGGCAGCGCGTATCTGTGCCGGGTCAAGGTGAGTGGGCTATTTTGGCGGCGGGCACATATGCGCCAGATAAGGTTGACGGAAAGATCATCCGAAATATGAATGCTATTGCGGGGCAGGCGGTCAGCACGTCCAGAGACGCCGCCGGCCTTGCCACTGCTGATCCTCGCACGATAGCGCTTCTGCGGTCGGTGTATGGCCCCAGCGGTACAATTATAATGACTTACGACGGCTATGCCGTTGAGGTCGATCTAGCGCAGGCGGCATCTTTTGATGACACAACTGCGGGTGGTGTTCAGTTTAAATACCGTCAGGTGGGTGGGTGCTACCAAGGTGAGGCTTTCGGTATTGATAAATACGGTGCGCTAAGCACATCGCAATGGCAGAAGGCGCTGACTGTCGCCGCTGGCAAAAAGCTGGTGTTTGGTGCGGGCGTATTTGCTTTTTCATTGCTGACCGGCACAATGGCCGCTGCCGCAAATACACATATCCAAGGCGCTGGGGCAGGTACGATCTTTGATGTGGTTGGTGATAGCCAAGGGTTAGACCTTTCTGCGCGTCACATCACATTCAGCGACTTCCGTTTGCGAGGCAGCGCCTCTATGGCGTCAGACAAGGCTTGTCTGATCTTGGGGGAGGGTGGCGACACTGCCCGTTCCAGATTGCGAAACATTGTGGTTGGTGGACGCGGAGGAACCCCTGCGCCATTGGAAGCAGCCGTTGTTTTGACTGGCGATGCCATCCGGGGAAACCATGTATTCCTTACCAATTTCGATAGCATTTATGCTTATAATGCTCGCTACGGAATGGACATTTGCAAGGCCAACGGTGGCGCTCAAGGCTTGCAAAACGCAAACGCATATACTGGTTGCGAGTTTCATAACTGCACTTGGGGCTATCGCGCTGGACGACTAAAAGGCTGCACGTTCGATGCTTGCACATTCGAGGGCAACGCCCAGCACGGCCTAATATTAGGATTTGTAAACGGCACTTGTTTCGATGGAATTTACTTCGAGAGCAACCACAAAACTAAAGACGCGGCTATTAGGGCTGACATGCTTGTTGATCCCGCGATGGTTGGGGAGGTTGATCCCGGCGGCGGCTTGAAGGTGTCTGGCTGGTTTACGAAGGGGGCCAATAGCGACTACGGCATATATGTTGTCAAGCAGCGTGGGTTCGAGCTTAGCGCCATAAACGTCAACGCCGGGTATCTTGTGAAAGGCATCTACGTTGAGGACAACGTCAGCAACACTGGCGTTATCGGCCCAGCGAATTTCGTGCCTGATGGTATCACTAACTTGTCGCCGCAGTCTGTCGCCATGATTTCCGGCGGCCGGATGTATAATTACGATGGCGTCTCTGCCTCTAGTGTTGTTTCGGGTGGCACATTTGACCTGTTCACGCCTGTAAACGACGACATATGGGACGTGTGGATCACGCGAAATTCTACATCGACCACGATATACTGGTTCGGAACAATCATGCGGGCGGCAAGCGGGGCCTTGTTGATCGTGAGTAATGGCAGCAGCAACATCACTGTCTCTGATGCTTCTGGAGTTATCCGCGCCACGAATGGGACGGGTTCAACGCAAAGCTACCTATGGGCGGCGACTAAGAGGGCGAACCTATAGACATGCTGAATTGCGCGTTATACCGCATGGTTATGGTCAACATGCAAAAACTCGTCAGCTATTTAGGTGTCTTGGTCGTCCTCCTCTATGGGGCGATCATGCAGCCCACGCCGGACAGCCCGTCATTGGGCGTCTTGGTATATGGCTTAATTGCCCTGCCGTTCTTCGTTCTTGCAATGATGCGCGTCAGGGCGCTGCCGCTGTATGCTGGGGCGTTTGCATCTGCGTTACTCTTGGGGCTTTTACCTGCCTTGGCGGGCGAACTGAACGCCGTCCAGTTTGCCCGCGACATCATATCCCTGGCTTTCCTTGTTTTGGGGCCGCTGTCTGTCATAACGATCATCGCGCCCAAGTGGAAATACGACGAACAATGGATCACGCTTGAACGGCTGCGGCTGATAATGGCAATCGCGGGTGCAATGCTGTCCGTGCGGTATGTAATCAATCAACCTGATTTCAGAATGATACTTGTCTCAAACCTTCGGGCCGATCTGGAATACCTATCATCCGAACCGCTGGTCATGTTCTCCTTTGCGTATTCTGGCATGATGGTATTTCGCGCGGAAAAAACATGGGCGTCGGTATTGTTTCTCGTCCTGTTTGTTTTGTCAGCGGTTGGCCTTGTGGCGGTCACATATCGGGGGCCATTGATTATCGGCGGCTTTCTGTTCATGGCGTCCGCTTCTTACTTTCTAGTGCGTTGGACGGGGAAGCGACCATTTAGGGCGCTGATGCTGATGGCGCTTCTGGCTTTTGCGGGAAGCCAAGCGGCACCGGTCGTCTCAAGCGTATACGCCAAGATTGACCGCAAATTCACCACCGTCGGCAGCAACAGCAAAGTTGAAGAATTTCTTGGTACCTTTGACCGCGACACCACTACGGCGGGGGCCTTGTTTGGAACCGGGCTAGGTGGGCGGGGGTATCTTGAGGGCGCAGGAACAGTGACGGGATACACACACAACGTCGTCAGCTACTTTTATCTAAAAATGGGATATGTGGGCCTTCTGATCGTATTCTCTGCCATATTCATTAGCCTGTGGCCAATGATGTCACGGCCCCGGCTGCTGCTTCTATACTCGCCAGAAGTCCTGACGCTTTGTTACATCGGGCTGTTTCAAGGCGCATATAAGCACTTCGGTTTCGGCCTGATCCTTGGCGTCTGCATCTACGTCTGCACAAAAATTCGCCGACGCCGTCATGCGCAGCGTTACCAGATTGCCCAGCGGGCATTCGCGTAAGTCACACCCTTAAACTGACGTTGACACCCACTCTCCGGCGCAAAGCCGGGGAGTGCAATCGGCTGGCGGTAGGAGTGCAATCCAAACCCGCCAGCCTACACGCCGATCATAGGAAATCAGCATGACGATAAACTATTGCGGGCAATGTGCCCGATTTTGCAAGGGGGTCGCGTCATGTCTGACGGTGTGAAGTCTGCCGCTGCTGGCTTTATGAGGGATGAAGCAAAAAAGTGGGTCGCGCGGGCTACTTTTGCCGGTTTGACTGTGACGCTACTAACGGTGCTGACGCCTGTAGGGTTTAAGTTTAAAGCGATCTGGAATTCTCCAGATCAACTAGCGGCAGTGGATCACAAGCTGGATGAAATTGCAGAAACACTAATGAAGCTAACGGGCGACGGACGCGTGACCCGCCAGCCTGATGGAATGTCATATGTCCGCGAGCCTGTCGCCGTTGCTGCGCCGATCGTATTGGTGCTTTTTATTGGCCGCACTGACGTCGGAACGGGATGCATTTTGCGCGAAGTCATCCCTTCTTTCACGGACGAAAACGACGTCCAGCGGGCGGGTGAGCCGCGCAGGCCGTCGCGCCAGCTGGGGCCGGAGGTGGTGCGGCTTGAATTGCAGCTGGATCAGCCGGGCGGGCTGATCGCCGGGCGCACGCGGGTGCAGCTGCAGCTGGAATATACCTGCGGCAAGGAAACGATTTTCGAGCTGACAAAACCAGTTTTCTATTACGCGACGCCTGCCTGACCGGGCGGCGCAATTTCACGACATAACAGAACTACGCAACACCTTGGGGGTGACGGATGAAGCTTGCGGAAATGGATTTCAGCGATCGGGGGCTGCTGGAAATTGCAGAGCATGAGGGCATCGTGCCTGCGCCTTATCTGGACAGCGTCGGCGTCTGGACGTGGGGCGTCGGTCACACTGCGGCAGCTGGCGGGCCCTATCCGGCGCGTCTGCCGCGTGCGATGCCTGACGACGTCGACGCGGCGATCGATCTGGCGATTGGGCAATTCCGCATCGATGCGGCTGGCTATGCGGCGCGGGTGCGCAATGCGATCACGGTGCCGCTGCTGCAGTATCAATTCGACGCTGTCGGATCCTTTGACCTTAACACTGGCGGGATCAATCGGGCGTTGCTGACTAAGGCGATCAACGCTGGCGACCCGGACGCGGCGCGGCATTTTATGGGCTGGCTGAAACCGCCGGAAATCCGCAAGCGGCGCACCGCTGAAATGCGCCTGTTTGAAACGGGGGACTATGACGCAAACGGCGACGCGATCGCGATCTGGCGCACCGATGGCAAAGGGCGGCTGTCTGGCATCCTGACGACGATCAGGGGCGGTGAGCTGCTAGAGCGTCTGCAGGGCAAGCCAGTGCCCGCCGTGCTGCCGCAGATGGTTGACATGTCGCCAATAGCGCTGGCGCTAGGCCGAGCGCAGGATCTGGCGGACCAGCTGGTCGCGGCGCAGGACGCGATCGGCGTCGCGCTTTCACAAATTCAAACAGCCTAGAAAGGGCACACTATGGATATCGCACTGATTTTGCGCATCGCGCTATTATATCCCGGTTTCGGGTTTCTGGCGGGGTGGGTTGGTTTTGTCGACTTCGACAAGGTGACGGGGCTGCTGACTGTCGACGTCAACGCTGTCAGCGTCGCGCTGGGGGCCGTGATCTATGCGGCGGGCACCGGGGGCACATTTGCATGGTCGCGCTGGCTGGCGCGGCGTGGCGGCGCGACCTGACGTGCGGCGCGGGCGGTGCCTGACGGCATCGCCCGCGCGGATCCTGTTTGCAGTCGGTTTGTAACGCATTGTTTTTTATGGGGTCGACTGTTTGCGGTTTGCACTGTTTTATCGTTTTAAATCAACGGTTGTGGTGGTCCTCCCCAGTCCACCAACTATTTATATGTCGAACTCCGACATAGTTTGCCTTTACGGTCACGAAATTACCTTTAGCGGGAATTTCGTGACCGTACTGCAAGACCCACTTCTTGTGAATTTTAGACA